CAGGGTACCATTTTTTATCTTTGCCTATATATTTGCCAGACTGGCCGTCCAAGATGTCAAAAGAAGTAACGCTAGGATAGTAACTAAAGCAATTCCAAAGCTCCAGCTGATCAAGTCTATGTCTAGGAACTTGATCTTCTTTAAAACCTCTTTGAATGAATGCTGATATAGGGAGACGATAAAAGACCGCACCATTCTCCATAATAGCGTGAAAGAGTATAGGACGTCCCGTAATCGATGCCAACCCAAATATAATACAATCCTCCACCTCTCCATGGTGGGCTTCAAGGTCATAGAGATATTCTCTTCTGATCTGCGAATAAATCGCAGGTGTATTTGCATTCAGGTAAGCCATCTCTCATAAAATTCCTAGTTAACTAGAAAATAAATAGCAACGACTGCTATCACTATAATGATAGATGCCTGTGGATGAGCTTTTGCCCATGTCCAAACTTGTTTTACTTTTTCCATAATTATCTCCTTAATGTATGTCACCCCAGTTTTTACCGGATTCGTAATCTACCTTGTTAGGTACCTCCAGGTCAACTGCGGATTCCATAATTTCAATTATACGTTTGGCTTGTTTATCACTTTCTACAGAAATATCCAGTTCATCGTGTATTTGTATATGAGGAATAATTCCCTCTTTATATAGTTCTAGCATAGATTTTTTAGTCATATCTGCAGCAGATCCTTGAATTAATTTATTCAAAGCTTTGTAAGTGTATGCTCTTCTTATACTTGGTCCATGTTCTTGAACCGCTTCCTTGAAAGGTAGGGCCTTATGCATACCAAAACTATTTGGTTCCCATAAATGAAATCTACAAAGTCGACCTAGTAAAGTTCTAATTTGTCCATGTTGTTGTGCTCTATTAGAAACACTTTTCATAAGTGTTTTAACAAATGGGACTCGGGCGTGGTAAATAGAAAAAAGTTCTTCCGCTTTTTCTTTTGATACTCCAAGTTCAGCCTGAAGTTTCGCTTTACCCATTCCATAAAATAATCCTAGATTAATTGTTTTAGCTTGTAGTCTAGGTATGTCGGCCATCTTAGCAACAAGTGCATGGAAGTCCGCATCTCCTTCCTGAGCAAACTTTGCTTCATGATAGGCATTTTTAACATTGAAGACGCTTGTGTCTTGATCAAGGGATGCATAGTGAACTACTAATCTTGGTTCTTGTTGATTGTAGTCAAAGCATCCCCACTCGCAATCTGATTCTGGAATGAAGAGGGATCGAATCAGGGGACCTAGGTCCTTATTACGAGCAGGAATCTGTTGTAAATTTGGGTTTGAATATGAAAATCTTCCGGTAACGGTTCCTCCACTATCAGATCGAATTTGATTTATATCTGCATGAATTCTACCTAAATGTTCATATCTAATAATGGTATCTATAAATGTTGTATGGGCTTTGTTTATTTCTCTTATTTCTGCTATCATCTTAACTAAAGGATGTTCATGAGAGGAAAGGAAATTTTTTGTAAAGGAGGGAGCCTTTGTTTTTAAAGTTCTTTCGTAAGGTAGCTTTAATTTGTCAAAAACTTTGGCAATTGATCGTGCTGCCCATATTTGAGTATCTATGCCTGTTTCTTTTTTTATTTTGTGGAGTAACATTTCTTCTTGTAATGTTAAGTCTCGTTTCAATTCATGAGCTCTTTCAACGTCCACTCGGACGCCAAGAAATCGCATGTCAACAAGACAAGGAAAAAGATCAGTCTCTAATTCAAAAATAGATCCTAGATCCTGGTCGCGTAATTCTTTCTGCATGACTTTCCATAAAGCTAATGTTAGTTCGGCATCTCGTTCGGCATACTTCCCAACATACATTGAAGGAAGTTGCCACATATCAGATTTAGGATTGACACCCCATTCTTTAGCTGCGTTAATTAATTCTGTTTCATTTTTGCCTTTACCAACATAGTCCCAACCTAAACTATTAAGATCAAATCTAAATCTATTTTCATTTACGAGCGACGCTGCAATCATGGTATCATAAATGTTTCCATTTATTTTTATTCCCATTGATCGAATCCAGCAGACATCGTACATGGCATTGTGAAAAACTTTATTGGCAGGACATTGACAAACGTCTGTAAACCATTGAATTACCTTACTTTTTTCAAGGTTACCTCCTCCTTCATGATCGAAGGGAAAGTATCCTGAGTAACCATCAACAGCAACTGCGATGCCTACAACTTTTCCATTTTTAATTACAGAACCTGATCCTTTAGATTTTAAATCCGGATCCCAAGTTTCTAAATCAATTGCAATTGTATCTGCTTGTCTTAAGTCTGGAAATTCTTCGGGTTTAACCCATTCAGTTTGTGCTTCAATCATTTATTTTATAGAACGTATACTTTAATGTAAGTTCTTCTCCTTCCTTAATATTTTTTAATGTTATTAAATTCCATTTACTAAAAAAATAGGGGGCTTCTTCCTCTGAACTTGTAAATCTTAGTTTAACTTTTTCACAGTTTGGTTTATCACTATGATTAAGGAATCCTCCTAGAGGAGTGCGGATAATATTTTCTCCAAATTGTAAATGAGTCATTCCAAAATTAGTTCCCTGTGGAATAGGTTCTTTTGCAAAAATTCCAACGTCATGGATGTCAGAAAATCCTAATCGTAATTTTTTGGGTAAGGGTCTATACATCAGAGTAATCTCTTTCAATAATCATTTCAATAAAGTGAATTGCTTTTTCCAAATCTTCTCTTTTTCCTTTATATGGATGTCTACAAATATATTTAATAACACTTCCTTCAGGAAAGAGCAATTTATTTTCTATTACAAATTTACTTGGCTGAATTTTCATTTTTTTATAGTGAGTCCCCCCAATTTGTTTATCGTATGGATTTTTCATAATATAAAATATAAATATAGTTTAATGCCAAAATAAAATGTCATCATTGATAGTAAAATAGCGTCACTTGTTAAATTCATATTTTAAACTCCTTCATTTTGTTTTTACATTTTATCAAATATAAATTTTCTATAGTTCGGGTGACTCCTACATACCAAACTCTGAATTCTTCTTCCGCTTTTGCTTGCGATTTTTTAGATCCTTTGATAGTATTTGCCGTTTGATTTAAAAATAAAACTACATTAGTGGCCTCTCCTCCTTTAGCTCCATGAATCGTAGACACTTTTATTCTTGGAGGTTTGGATAAATCTTCGTGATTCATTAACATTGCTTTCATGTATTCTCGTTTAGCGAGTGCAACATTTTTAAATGCTGCTTCCCAACTAAGATGAATATCAAAATTTTTTTCTCCTGTAAGTTCTTCTAGTCGTTGTCTTTTTATCTCTGGAGGATCTAATCCTTGCAAAAATTCATTCCAGGTTTGAATATCTTCATGTAAAGTTTTTCCAATACTATTGCCCTGGGCAGTACTAAAATATAACCCTTTTCTTTTTAAAAAAGGAGGAATAGGTTTTAATAAAGACTTTGTTCTAGTTAATATTAACCAGTTGCCTTCAGTCATATCAATGTCATTTAGTTTGTATCGTTGATAAATATTTCCTTCTGCCTCTTTTGGTAAATAATCTTTTGGTATTCGATTAACGTAAATCCGTTGAATAATATTTAAAGCTTTTTGTTGAATTAAACGAGGTACTCTTTCAGATTGCCTTAATAAAATTTCTCGAGATTTCCATTTAATAAATGAATTGACGTCAGCACCTGCCCAGCCAAAGATAGCCTGGTCATCATCGCCAGCTATCCATACATCACATTGAGTTTCTTCTTCAATCTTTTTAATCATAGACCATTGAATTAAAGATAAATCTTGGGCTTCATCAACAAATATAACTTTAAATGAAGGTGATTTGCCTTTGTCTAAAAATTTTTGAAGCATGTCGGTGAAATCAATGAGACCATATGTTTTTTTATAATGATTTATTTCTTTTTCAATGGCTAGAAGTTTTTCCCTGGTGATCCAAGTTAAGTGTTCATTTAAAGCAAATTGTTTTTCTGCAGGAATTTGTTTTACTCTAGCTAAGTTAATTAGACTTAAATATTCACTGTCTGATGAAAAAATTCCATTAAAGCTATTAGTTTCATGGGACGCATATCTAATTTGAATACCGCATGTTTCTCCAATTGCTTTATAGTTTCCTTCTTGCATAACATTTTCTTCTTTTAATCCAAGATTATTAAAAGCTAGCGAGTGAAGAGTTTGAAAATATTTTATATCTTTTTTAGTTAAATGTGTATTTTTTGCCAGGAATCTATCTCTCGCTTCACCTGCGGCCTTACGAGTGAATGCAAAATATCCTATTTGATCTAGACGTGTACCTTTTTGAACATACTTATGTACTTCATTTAAAAGTCGTCTTGTTTTTCCTGTACCTGGAGGACCCACTACTTTATATCGCATTAATAATTTGTTCCTTTTCTTTTTGTTGGTGTATGATCTTTCTTCTCAGCATGGAACTGTTTAACTTTACATACTTTTAAAGTTTTTCCATCTACATTGAACGAGTGATCAAATTCTACAAAACATTTGTCTTTTAATTTCTGTGCAATTTTTTCTTCTGGAATCTTCCACCCATTACCTAGATGTTCAATAAAAGAATTAAATCTAAAGTAATGAAAACCTTCTTCGGTAAGACAGGATCCAAGGTTAATTTGACTTCTTTCCTGTGCCGGTGGACCATTAATACAATACTGAAATAATTCTTCTTCTAGTCTATCGTCAATTTGAGTTCCTTTAGGTGGTGTAATCTTTTGGATATTTTTACTCCATTCATTAAGTTTTGCGTTAAATATTTTTGGTTTTACAGTTTCAAACTTAATAAATGTCTGAGACCATATTAACCTTAAAAGTTCGGTCTGTATTGTCATTGATTTAAGATTAGGAATTACAACTCCAATGTTATCGTCATTAGGCATGACAACATTAAATCTATATTCAGGTTCTGCGTATTGTATTACTTGAAAATCGGTAATATCAGGAAAATCAGTATTTTTATCCGACTTAACTCCGAATGGTCGTTTGTAACAAAGACTTCGCATACATTTATCTTTAATTGGATCTTCATAACAGGTATGTCCTGCTGTATCTCCGCTCCATGCTTTTATTTTAGAGTCTAGTTTTGCCTTATCCCAAGGATCTGCTAAATACTTATAGTTTGCTTTTGATACTTGGTCCTGCCATTTGTCTTTATATTTCTTTTTCGCAAAGACCATGTAGTTATACATATAGCGATCTCTGCCATCTTCTAGTTTAGATAGAGAACATAGTGCTAAACATGGAGGACCATCCTCAAATTCTGGATCGGTACCGAGTAATATATTTCTATGAGCTTCTTCTACAAGTTCATTAAGTTTTGTGTTGTCTACTTTAGATTCATTGGCAAATTTTATAAATTCTTCAATTGATAGTTTAGAACTATTCTTGTCTATGGCATATCTATTCGATCCACCATTATTATAGTAGGGTAAGTTGATAAAGTTACCTGGTTTTATATCTCCTTTATCATCCTTCTGTAGTTCTTTCTGTTTCGGAAAAACCTCAGTAGCTGGTTTTAATCCTAGAGGAAGCAGAAAAGCTTTTAATGCCTCTATTAAATCAATAGTTGGAATAGGTTCTTTTAAAAATACATAACAATGTAAACCCCCACTTTTAGATAAAATTGGGACTATAGGAAGTTTGTGCTGTTGAATTAAAGTTAAATACTTTTCGATTTTAAATGCACCATAGTCAGGTGGATCAACATCAATACATCCAAATTGAACAGTCTTATCTATTCTACATGGTTGAATTCCAATTGATTTTTTCCCTGCTAAATGATCTAAATAATCCTTCTCTGTAATCGGGCGACCTGCCCATTCATAATTTGGTTTAATTTTATTTTTATCGGCGTCTATTGAAGTGTTAGACATATCGGCCATGCCGAAGTCGCCTTCATATCCTTTAAATAATTCTATAAATTCTTTTTCCATAACAATCCCTGTTTTCGGGCGGGTTAAGTCTCCCGCTCCCGCCCTATTTTCTCCCCGAGAAAGAAACTAATAATTAGATTCTTCCTTTGTGTTTGATGCAGCGTTACTTTTTTTTAAAGAGTTATGGAATTCTCTAGCCATCTGATAGATGGGTGCATTATCCACTTTTCTTAACAAAGATACTTTGTATCCGTGCCAAGTAAAACTACCAGAGTTTTCAACAGAATTTAATTTATAAATTCTAGAAAACATAGGCGCAGGAACATTTTTATTTGTTTTAGGATCAGATTCAAATTGATCTTGCATCAAAGAGTTCCAGTTTCTACTCACTTTTAATTGAGTAGATTTCATAGCCATTAAAGCTTTTTCCGGTTTATCTCCATTGATGATTACAAAGTGATTTGCAGTTTTGAGAATTTGATTTCCATTCTCTAAAACATCTTTTCCTGAAGAATCCTTTTTAGTTTTAGCTAAAATTTCAGGACCTCTATCAGGACTCACTGGGCGTCCTTCCTTTCTTTCGAAAGGTGCCCATTCCGGATA